ATACCAACACTACTTAAAGTATGAATACCTGTTGAGTTTGTTGCAAATTTACCAGATCCTGCTACAGCACTAGATGAAATTTCAATCGCCCCTGTTGGTCCACCAGAAAGAGATATATTTGTTCCTGCAGTTATTGATGTTACGATACCTGATAATAAAGTGCTTCCATTATTACCTGCACCAGTTAACAAACTATAAACTTCATCAAAATTAGCATTTATCTTACCAGCACCAACTCTCAGACTATCGCCTGTTCCGTCATCTGCTGACGATCCCGTGTTTATACCTAGCTTTGCCATTATGGAGTTTTAGATGTAGAAATATTTAGACCGTTATATTATGTAGCGTAGTTTTTAAACTTCATTTTACTGGTTCTTATAACTTGGTCTCCAGTTATAATACCAACTGCACCCTTATCATTGAAAGAATTGAATGAATTTGTGGCAGATACTCTATCATTAAGAACTATCTTACCCCAACTATAATCACCAAAGAAATATTCAGGGCCAACAACACCACTTGCTGGAGCAGGATAATTTAGATAAGAAGTTGCTATACCACCACCAAATACTTGACCACCACCAGCATCAAATGTGATAGAACCAGCATCGAAAGAAATGTCGGTAGAATCAAATTTCACAGTTCCAATACCAGTTACCCTAGCAGATACCTCTCTAACAACTGTAGTCACTCCAGCATATCCATGACCAGTTACAAAAGTCTTAGTATCATGATAAGTAAGAACTTGATATACACAATCTAAGTTATTACCAACGTAGGTTTCACCTGTTGAAACATTTCCATTTTCAGTATTGGGTATAAAGTGTGTTGTTATTCCAATTTGAGTTCCATCTATTCTAGCAGTAGCAAAAGTTGTTGATCCAATACCTACACTAGAGTTTCTAACAACAAAATAATCACCAGTTTGAATTCCACTAATAGCAGATGTTCCTATCGCTGGTTGTGTTATATCATCATTCCTTATTGGTGAATTCTTAGGAATAAAGAGTTGGAATACAGCTCTGTTTTGTCCACCCACTGTGGTGGTTCCAAATCCAACTATTACACCAGAGTCTCCAGAGTATTCAATGACACTATTATTTTCAGTAACAGAAGGTGTGGTTGGAGGACTAATCAACACAAGTGGTGGATTAGCGGATGTGTATCCTGTACCAGATGTGCTAGTTCCACCAAATGATACTGTGATACTTGTTACAATACCTGCTGTTATGGATGCTGTTGCAGTTGCTCTAAATGTGGCTCCTAATCCAGTTGGACTCTCAATTGAAACCTCTGGTGCAGTTATATAACCAGATCCACCATCAGAAATTACTACAGAGGAAACTTCAGATGTATCATCGTTTATAACAGCAGTAGCAGATGCTCCAACTCTAGTTATTTCTGATTTTAAAGTAACTGCTTTTTGGAAATCAGTATTAACTTTATTTTCATTTGCTGGATTAAAGAATGGTCTTACATTATCAACATAAACAACAGTTGATCCGACACCAACAGGTTGAGTTAGATATCCATTTGGATGAATTCTAGGTTCATACAATTCACGATCTTTTGCGACACGTTTACCACTAACAAAAATATCCTCCATTTGCCTACACCAGACAACTGGACGCAACATTCTACTGTTAGATGTTAATCCAGGCCCAAAGTATGGGCGAGTATTTACAGAACTAGAGGAAACTATATCAGTTACAGTTCTAGGATCTTGATTTAAAAATTCATTTTGAGGGATATCAAGAGGATTTTGTTTAAGTCTACTATCTGCTGTAAGTGTTAAATTATCACCTTTCTTAACGGTATCAATCACATCCACATCAACAACATCAACACCACCTGTTCCTTTATAGAAGATGAATTTCATTGAATCACCTTCATATGAACCATCAGGATTAGATCCTTTAGGTGCTTCTTCAAATGTTATGTTACTTCCACCATTAAAGAAATATGATTCACCAGGAACTTGTAAAATATCATTTATGAATATAAGCAAACAATCTTGAACGGATACAAGTGATCCTGCTTTTGATTGTATTGATAAAGAGTCACCATTTTTTGTAATTGGGAATGTTTTCCTTACACCATCAAATAAATTGGAGAAATCATCAAGAACATCCAATACACCAAGAGACCATCCAGTGAACACATCATTATCAGTTGATTCAATAGTTAATCTAAATTCATCTGTTGTATCAGTATAACTTGTATTAGTTGGAATACCTGTTGTTCCCCCAAAAGGAACTTTAAGGATATGACCAACATTATATCCAAATCCTGTGTTAGTAAGTTTAAAGTCAATTACACTAGATCCTTGACCAACAACTATACTAGCCCTTGCACTAGATCCACCTGTAGATGGAGATGTAGAACTATATTCTAAATCAATATCATCATAAGATAATGGATCGTCAATAAGAACCTTCAATAATTGATTAACTTTACCACATCTTGCATAATTATGAGCTCTTGTTGATATACCTGTATTAACTTCAAAGTCTGTTGAATTTAATACTCTAATAACAGTTGATCCATCAAAAGCAGGATCCTGCTTGCTTTCTGAGTTATTATTTGCTCTAGGAGCTATTAGCACTGGTTGAGCAGATCCACCTGAATGGTAAGTTGTTGGAACTGTTGTTACTCCAGCGTTAACTGTAAATTGAGTTGCACTAGCAACTCCAATAACTTTAGCACCACAGAAGATAGGATCTGTTGTTCTTGGATAGGTATGAATTCCAACACCAAGAGCACATGTAAACCCAAGACCAGTTAATAAAACATCACTATTCTTTCCTGTTGTGCTTAATCCATGAGCACCAGATGTTGTAACTGTTAGAATACCAGTTACATTATTATAGATTGCACTTTGAACACCAACAGCAGGTGCATAATCACATGTAAATGCAATGCCTGAAAGAACTACTTCATTACCAACACTCAAACCATGAGCAGTTGAAGTTGTGATTGTAGATATACCAGAAATTGAAGAATATCCAACATTTGAAATATCTCTTGGTGCATAAAATACGCGAGTATCAGTTATTGCTATTCCTGTAATATGGCCACCAGTTACTTGTGCTGTTCCAATTGCAACAATATTGCTACCTGATAAGTTTTCTCTTTGAATTGAAACATTAACGGTTTGTATTCCAGATCTATATCCAGAGCCAGAATTTCCTATAGCAATAGAGCTAATTGTACCCGCAGCAGATACAACTGCTGTTCCACCTGCAGATACTAATGGTTGATAATTAAATCCGTGACTAGATCCAACTGAAACTATGACACCACCAACAGGAATGTTAGCATTATTAACATCGTAAGTAACTGAACTTGCAGTTCCTGTAAATCTTATACTACTTACACCAACACTCTCCTCTATAATGCTATAATTAGCATTATTTCCTGGTTCTTGGAATATTCCATTTATTAGAATAACACCATTTTCAGTTGATATTCCACCTACGTTAGATCCTTCCGCAGTTAATCTAAAAGTTTTTTCAAACCCAGTAAATCTTTGAGAAATGTCATCATACAAATGATTATTTGCATAGGTTTCATCTGACCCATTGACAACACCTGATCTAGTAAATACTCTTCCTTGGAAACTTGAGGATGTTGTAATTCCAATCCAATCTCTACTATCTGGTGGAGCAGTGCTTGTTGATATTGGGTTCTTGCCAAGAGGAGGCTCAATAAAGTTGAGTGTATTTTCAACAATATTATAATTACCTCTAATTTTGGTTATATTAACACCAGCAGTATGTGCTGTTAACGCAGTTCCTAACCAATTACGTAATACTTTAACAACATTGGTGCTTCCAACTCCAACAGATTGAATCTTCATTATCTCATCATCAATCTGAACGTACTCACCACCAAAGAATGATGTTATACCTGAGAAAGTAACTACGTCGTCTGTTATCGGAAGATTCTTAGATAAAGTTGTAAATGTTGATGTCTTAGCAACAGGAGATTGTATTTGATTATCAATTGCAACCAAAACCTTAGTATTGGCATCTTTAGCCGTCAAGAAATGTTGAGTGGTCACACCAACTGATAACAGTTCAAAAGGAACAGCGATTCTCTTAAGAGCATCCTCTGCTGATTTTGCTAATTTGATTTTATCTTCACTCATTTTAATAGCGAAGACAGTTGGAGGTAATACGTTTGTATTTCCTATGCCAGATACATTTGTTGTTCCAATTCCAATAGAGTTAGTTCCAACTCCAGTTGCTGGATTATATGTTAATTCTTGACCAGATACAAAGAAGTGATTTGGAATAGTAATGGTTTTATCTGTCAGATTAACCACAGATGAACTTGATCCATCAAATTCACGTTTAAATATTGGATCCTCTTTATGAGTTAAATTAAATGCTCTCTTTACTGCATTCTCTGTACCCTCATAAAAACCTTCTCCACTGCTAATTGATGTATGATCGAAGTCATAGAACGTTTCTCCACCTATCGCCCTCTCAGAGGGGAATAGAGAGGTGTTTGGCTCTATTCTTAGAGCATTCATGAAAGTCTTAACTTCTACATCAATACCCTGATTTGGAGTAAATGTTATCTCAGTTAAAGAGTTACCAACTCCAGTTCTTCTTCCACTAATGGTTCCTAATCCTGATACAGGGCCACCTTTAGTAACTACATTTCCATACTCTGTTAAGTAAACCTCTTCAGGATTTTCACCATCAAAGTCATCAACAATTAAGACTTCTTTAAATTCATAGTATTGATTGGTTAAGTCTGATACTTGAACAACACAATATGCAGCGTCAAAATCATTTTTAAATGTAGCAACACCAACTGGTTCAGGAACACCTGTTGCATCTATTCTCTTAGATTCAACAAGTATTGATCCATTTTGCATATCATAAGTTCCAACACCCACGGATGATTCAGAACTTATACCAACTATCATTGAACTCACTCTTGCTGTGCTAATTCCAGCATCAGGGAAATATTCTACTTTTAATACAGTTCCGTCAAGATATGGTCTAAATGTTCCAATGTCTCCAGCTGATGAAGCAGCATCAAGTGAGTGTATTGTTAATTGACCATAAGTTTCAAAAGATACATCACTACCATCATGAATAATATTTAATTCGTCAAACTCTACATCTCCAAGATCAGTTTCTACACTTACTAGAACCTTCGCAGATCTGCAATTGTTTCTATTAGTTGCACCAATACCAGTTATGGATACTATGTCACCAGAACTTCCACCAGCTATCAATACATTTGATGCAGCGATACTTACTAGAGACTCTGATAATGATCCTGTTGAAATACCAATCGTGGTTGTTCCAGATGATACTACAGTATTAGTTCCGATTCCAATTCCATCTATATTGTAAGACCAAGTAACAACGTTATAATTATTAAATGCGAATTTATTAGGGAAAAACTCTAATACGCCATCAGATCCATCAAGTCTGTAATCAAAAGATCCTAGATCTATATGACTCAAAACCTGACCATACTGGTTTACCATTGAGAAACCACGGCCACTGTCATTAAGAACAGTAACCATCATTAGTTGTCTTTCACCAGTGAAAGTTCTATCTCTTACATAAGTGATAAACTTTTGTAATCTAGCATTTATCGCTCTAGTTCTAGCAACATCAGAGAATCTAGTAGATCTTGGATTACTATTAAATTCTGCACTAAAATCATCTATAGTAAGAACTCTATTAGATACTGATTCAGAAAAATCTGTTAATATCTGAGTATTAAATGTTATTTCATTTGAAAATGGTTGAGTTGATCCTGAAAGGAAATTTTCTGATACCATATCAAAATTATTCTCACAGTTTAGATCTTCTATTCCATCCAACTGTATTAAGTTGGTTACTCTTGATGTCGATCCAACACTGATTGATACATCTGGAGTCGATTCTATTTGTAGTTCACTAAATTTTTTAAATCCAGAAGTGTGATTTAATCTACTTACAACATCATCCCATGTTTGAACAGGAACTTTTGATTTTATTGAATATGAGAAGTTTTGATAGTAATCATTATCATGAATTCTCTGATGTTCATTATTAAGGAATCCTGTTAGATATTCCCATCCATTTTCTACAATAGAGAAGTAATCTAATTTGTACTGAGCTGGGAATATTGTGCTTTCACTTATTAATCCTTTATCTCCTGTTTCGGGTGATATTAAAATATTACCAACTTTAAAATCACCAGAGCTTTCAACGGTTAATAATTTAACATCAGATAACCAATCACCAACAGTTCCATCGGATATTCCATCAGTAACTTTATCAGAACTTCTAAATTTATTAGATTTAAGTTTAACATCAAATTTTGGAAATAGCCCTTCAGGAACTAATTGTCCATCTGAAGTAACACTATCAAATCTACCAGGTGTTTGACCAACTCCCAAATGTCCATCTAGACTGTAAGTTACAGTTCCAATACCACCTAGATTAGATGCAATCGCTACAATTTCAAATCTAGCATATCCATAATTTTCAGAATTATATCCTTGACCAGTTGATCCAACACCAACACTTACATTTTCAACTAGAACCTTATCACCCAATGTGAATGGGAAAGTATCACTTGTACTATAAGCGTCTTTTAATGTTACTGCTACTTGATTATTAGTTTCATTAAATGTAAAATTAGTAGCTCTAATACCATTTGGATTTTCAATTGGTATTATGGTTGGTGTAGTATTAGATAAATCATTTGTATTTTTTAATACCTGTACAACAGGATCAGTTGGTAAAAATCTAAGATCAATATCTTTTACTACCTCTTTAGTTCTACCATCAAGAACTACTAAACTTGGAGCACTATTATATCCTCTACCAGCAGAGGTAACACCAATAGACTCAAATCCTGTTAAGGGTTCTATTTTTAATATTTGAGGGAATCTTACATCAGGTCTTAAAGTTAAATCTGCAGGATAATCAAAACCAATATTTTCAATTTTTGTCTTTACTGCTTTTCCTATTGTTTCTGTTGAGGTGTTTAATATAGCACCAGATCCTATTTTTGATTTGACTGTTGATATACCTGGTAATTTGGTATATCCTCTTCCACCCTCTGATAAATTTATTTTTGATATAGGGCCAAAGGCAAATGGTGATATTGTTTCATATTCAATTTTAGCTGGATTGGATACGTATATTGATTCTTCAGGTATCCTACCCAAATCATATGTAAAAGTACTAGATCCTGTAGATATAACTTTAAATTTACCATTGTATCTACTACTCTCAAAAATTAATTGGTTGTTTAGATTAACATCATCTTCAATAACGATTTGTTTGTTTACCTTTGGATTTTCATTTAAATTTAAAGGTGTTAATTTATAATATAACAGGTGTGGAGTATTTTCATTTACAGTAAGAGTTATTTTTGCATCTCCAGAGACACCAATAACACCTGTTTGTTTTATTTCAAATTTATCTGATATACCATTTGTTTCGTACTTCTCATTAAAATTTGAATCTCTATAAAGTTCAAATTTAAAACCAGGAAACTTGGTTGAATTTTGTGTATAAGATAATGAAGAATCTGATAAATCAAATATAACTGTAGAATTTTTGTAAAAATTCAAAGGTGGGTTTACTGGGAATATAGTTCCACTTCCAGACGTTGATAATCCTACAAACTTAGGTGATGACGTTGTTGTTTGATACTTGTTTAATGTTAGTTTTATTGTATTTCTATCCGTAACATAGGCATAGTATGTGCCTTGATCATCTAAACCACCAACTTGAGTTGCGGTGCCTACACCAGAGTATATTACTTGTTGGCCAGTTGTTAATTTATGATCGGGTATATTTACACTATCTGGTGTTCCAGAAATTGATGTTGTTGTTGTAATACCACCCGAAGTAAATCCTAGACCAGTTGTTACTAATTTTCTATTATATTGATTGTATTTAATATTAACAGTTGTGGTTACACCAGGATTAACATTAACAAATACAGTATCAAAGTTGAGAAGACCATGTGTGGATGATGTAGATACTTGTACTGTATTTTTAGTTAAATTACCTTTTAAAATATTTGGATTATTGTGTAATTTAAAACTATGCCAAGTATTAGTTCCAATACCAACAAAATACATCAATCCAGTATTTTTATTAGTTTCTGCTGTTCCTACAAAATCACCTATACTACTAATACCAACAGAAGCAAGACCAACTCTTACTGTAGATAATCCAATTAAATCTTGACTTAATGCAGCAACAAATAGTGGATTATGATCTGATAATTTGTCATCAACAGGGCCTATAGTTCCTGCCATGTCAGTGTTAGTTGCAATACCTATGGATAGTCCACTATTGGTATGATATGTAACTTGATCACCAGTTTGTAATTGATGATTTGGAAGATATATCGCTCTAGTTGGTATGAATACTTCAGAAATACCAGCACCAGGATTTGAGAAACTAATTGTTGTTCCAATACCAACCCCTGATACGGTTCCTAAACCAATAGCTTCTTTTGGATCAAAATATATTTCTTTATTAAGTCTCTTAGAAGAAAATCCTTTAAAACCAGCATCAACTGTAAACTTTCTTTCAAGATTTTCTATTCTAGTTGTAGCAGTATGACCAGCACCAATGGAACCAACCCCAACAGGTTTAGATGTAGTCGCATTGTATGCTCTTAGAACTCTTAATCTAGAGCTAACACCATCAACACCTAGTACTTTAACTTGCTCTTGAGTTGTTCCCGCACCTATTTGTAAAATATCATTCTCTTTAACTATGGGTAATCTAAGATCACCTGTCACAGGGATAAACGTAGCAATCCCTGTATTATGAACTAAAGCAGTTCCTATACCATCACTTAATGTAAGAACACCTGTAGATATACCAATTTGGAAAGATGAATTTAGTAAAGTATTTGTAGTTGTTAAACCAGAAATAATTACTGTAGCACCATTAATCAGATTATGTGGGCCAGTGTGTATTCCAAGGAATCTACTGCTTTTACCAACTGGATAAAATTCTACATTTGATAATTCAGTAATTGAACTATCAATTTGAGTAACACCTGCACCCAAAACTCTAGAGACTTTAGCTTGTGCTGGATAATTATTTTGAAATTCACTTTCAAAAACTACATTATCGCCAACTTGATATTCTTGTCCACCTGTTAATATTCCTACGGCATCAACTGATCCCTTTTGAACTGTTTTAATTATAGAATCTTGTTCAATAAAATTATTAGATTGAAGTAGATAATCATATCCACTATTCTTTTTATCAAGAGCGTATGGGAATGTGTTTCTAACCCAATTTGTTCTGTTTAAATCTACATCATTTTGATTTGATGTTGTTTTATAGTTAAAGGAATTTGGTTTTGATTTAAAAGTATTTCCTATTACATATGGAAAAGCTGGTTGTTTAAAGTTTTTAAATATACCATCTGATGTTGGAATTCTATCAAAAGTAGCAAAATAAGCATAAACTCCATTTGGAAATTCTGGAGTGACACCAAATCTACCATTGTTTTCGTCAAGAACGGCTTCATCGTTAGAATTATTCCATGTAAAATCTTCTATAAAAAACTGAGGAGGGAAATTGGAAGTTGGTGGTCTGTTTTGTTTTAAATCTAATTTATATCCAGATCTTAATTGAACTATATTTCCACCAGATTTTTCAGTATAACCATATGGGCCATAAATTGGATTACCATCATATGCCCAACCTATAATAGGAGAGTGATATTCTGTATCAGTTTCTTCACCATTTAAGAATAGTAAATCAGATTTACCAAATACTGTATTTCCATCAGAATCAGTTGCATAAACAATTTGTCTTAAACTTCTTGGAGCATAAACATAAGAACACTCAAGTTGTTTGCCTTGGTCTAAACCAACATCTATGAATACATCATCTTCAGTTATATTTTTTTCATTTTTCTTAAATTGGTTTACTGTCCATTTTTGAATGGATGGTGAAAATTTAGCTCCAATTCCCGAAGCATTTACCCTTAATGTTGTAGTCGAAGATCCATATCCAATACCTTTTGAATTAACCTTTACTGAAACTAATTTACCATTCTCTAATATAGGAGTTATTTCTGCACCCGTACCAATACCTGTTACAGATATAGATGGTGGTGTGTTATAATCTGTTCCAGCAGCACCAACAAATACATCAACAATTTTTCCTTCATGTATAACTGGAGTCAATTCAGCATTTCTTCCTGTGTTAACATTAACATCACATGGTCTTTCAAAATTTAAAATTTCTGATGACCCATAACCAACACCATTTTGTGAAAGATGGACAGATGTTATTCTACCTCTTACTATTGGTTGTAATTCTGCTTTAAATGTTGCACCAGCTAAAGATGATACACCAACTGCTCCTATAACCTCGACCTTTATTGGAGTGTAATTAAATGAGTGTGTCCCGATTCCTGCATCTGTAAGATTCTCATATATGCCTTGTCTATAATTAAACTCTTTAATTGTTTGTCCAACACCAACTGCAGATAATTTAAAGTTATTTTCATCAATCTTTGTGACAAAATAATCAGTAGATGCCACTAATCCACCAATAGCTACTGATGATGATCCAGCATCTGGAGTATATTGAATTAGTTCTCCTGATTTGTAATCATGATTTTCTATGAAAACTGAATTTAACGCAGTATTAATACCAATAGGATCACAAGTTCTTTGTTTATTTTCATATCCAGAACCTTTGTTGGTTAAAACTACTGAATTTAGAATTAATTTTCCATTTAAAGAACTAAATGAGTGAGTTCCTGATCCAAAATCTGTGAAAGTTACAGTATTGAGTCCAACTAAGGCATCTGTTCTTGACTTATGCAGTTTAATAGTGTGTGGATCTTGCACAGCAACAAAATAATTGTTGCCAGTATCAAGGCCAACAACTGCTTGTCTACCAAAAGTATTATATTTTACTAATTCTGCATCTCTAAACTTATGAAAAGTGCTAAATCCAATGCTAGAAGTGTCAATACCTGGTTTTACTGAGGTAATTCCAGTCGCATTAAATGTAACTTCGTATGGAATTGTAATTAATTTTGCTTCTGCAGCTGCATTTACACCATTTCCACCTGAAATTTTAATAATTGGTTGCTCAATATAATCAAATCCACTGTCTTTTACTCTAAGTTCTTCAAATTGACCACTAACTGCACAAAAACCTGTGGCACCAGCACCAATTTGATCACTAACAACTAATACTGGTGGATTTATAACATCAAAATCACTACCACCAGAGACAACTTCAATATTTTCTATAGCACCATAATGACAAACATCTCTTGATTTATAATTTTTAAGTTCTACACCATTAATAAAGATACCATTATAACCAGATTCTGTTACATAAACATTTCCATCATTAACGGGTGGAAGAATTTCCCTCAATAAATTTTGTTTTGTTATTATTTTATCTTTTAATTCAAATTTTTCTAAAGTTTGAGGGCCTAAAGTAATAGTATTAAAAGCAGTTAATACTTTTTCAAAAATATTATTAAAAAGATTTGATCTACTTTTTGCTAATTTTATAGTATTAGTATCTACTCTTTTAACAAAATATATTCCCTCACCAAAATCATTAGAATCCTCAAAAAGACCTGATAAAAATTGTTTAGAAACTACATTAGGTGCTACTGGAACAATATTAAATTCTGGTGTGTAGTAAACAGCGTCACCAGTAAAGAAGTTATGATCAATACCGCTAGTTATTTTTATTTCTTCTTGATTTTGAGCTACCTCTCCTGAGAAAACAACTTTTTGAGTTTTAGGATTTAATTTTAAATTAGTTCCATATAAAGATACAGAGGGTAATGAATGAGACGCAACTAAAACTTTATCATCATCTACATAAATGTTTTGAATGTTTGCTGTAAGATCATTTAAATTTTTATGTAAATCAGAATCTACTTTAGATATTTGTCTGGTTACTTTTTTAAGTATACTTAGATCGCTAATTCCCTCACCTCTAATGAGAAAAGTTCTATTATTGAATACATCAGTAACTACAAATTTACCAGGTAATCTTACATTATTGACATCAGTTACAAATACAAAATCACCAGTTCTAAAGAGAGTATCATCTTTAGAATTGATTTTATAGGTTTTATTTACATTATCAACTAGAATTACTGATTCAATATCATATGATTGAGCAGTATTAAAGAACCAATTATTTTGTTTAAAATTAGTCCCCATTTTACCAAGGGATTTAATTTTTGCTTTCGCTCCAACAGTTTGTCTTGATGTATTGGGAATTTCTAATTCATTTAAAACTGATCTAATTCTAACTCTAGTCCCACCAGTGCTACCAATTCCTGTGGAATATGCAAATGTGTTTTGTTCTAAAACAGCTCCATTATCAATAGGAAATTCAACACCTCTGGTTGGTCTTGGATCATAGATTAATGGATTTTTAACATATGCAACTTCTAGAAATTGAGTTAAAGTTTTACTGCGATAACTACAAACACCAACAACACCATTTGAATATGAAATTTCAAATGATCCTGCTGTTGGGAATCCAACAGTTGAATCAACATCTATGACAGTTCCACCAATACTAACTCTACCAACAGGCCCTTCAACATTTCCAATTACTTTTGTTTTTGCGTGTGGTGTAAATGTTCCACGTAATAATTCTTCAGAACCTTCAAAATTCTGAGTAAATGAACCATCAATACTAATTTTAAAATAACTGTTAGTTAAAATTCCAACATTTATTTTTTCTACATTTGAAACAGGGGCGTATGCTTCAGAAATGTTTTCATATTCATCTTGGAATAATGTTTTATTGAGTAAATCCTCTGGTTCTCCAAATAATGGTTCTACTATTAAATCTCTAGTTCTTCTCCAGTTAGCATTTGATGGTGATATTAAAAACTCTTTTGGTTTTATAATAGTAACATTTTCATTATATAAAGCTTTAAACAAAATATTAAAAGATTCATCAGTTCCTCTTGTTCCATATAAATCTTTAGTTTGTTTAAGAAATTGTTCACTCAATTCTGGTGTAAATTCTTTACCATCTAAACCTGGTGCTAATTGTTTTTTAATTTTCTTTAAAAACTCTTCTAAGAATAAAATACTTAAGTTTTGTACTTTATCTCCTTGTTTATGTGGCTCTGCTACAGTTCTAGAGAATACTAAGTTTTCTGGATCATCATTATTTTCATATGAAGAAACACCACTAAAACCTCTTTTACAATTAAAGAAATTTGAAGAATTTTTTGATTCATATGTTATAATTTCATTTCCAATCTTTAATAATCCAAAAGTGTCTGGAAATCCAGTTGTTCCAAATTCGTTATTAGCTAAATTTCTTGAAGTTTGTATTGTGGTGTCAGTATCTGATATATCTGTTGCAAGAACTGACTCTTTTGCATATCTTCCTTTTTTAAATAAATTAGCTTCACCTAATTCTGATATTTTAATATATTGAT